GTAACTAATCTCGACAACCAAACTAGAATGCAAAAAGCAGACAAACCACCTACATATGCGGATATCACATTGTCTATCATGTCAAGTCATAACAACACAACAATGCAAGTTAGATATATAGATGCGATGCCTACATCATTAGGTGATATCCAATTCTTATCAACTGCAAGTGGTACAGAATTTATTACCTTTGCTACATCTTTTAGATTTAGTTATTTTGAATTAAAAACTGTATCACCTACTGGCGCAATAACTGATTCATTTAGTGTAACTGGAACTGTGGGATAAAAGAATGCCAATATCAAGAAATAGAAGACTCGCAAGTTTAGTTAAAGATTCTGCAGGTAACATATCATCAGATAGACTCTCAGGGATGATAGACAATGATATTGACCCAGAGACATTAAACTTTGCGACTGATGTTCGAGGTGCAGGTCAGAATGCTCATTGGTTATGGAGCTGGAATCCAACAACATTACCATATGCAAGAGCACCAATTAGTTTGTCTATGGAAAATGAAATACCTCTTTATAAACAAGGTACATATCAACTTGATAACTTTGCGGCATACAACACAAATGGAAACTCTACACAAACGCACTCTATAAAAATGAAATGGATTGAAGAACCAGGCGATGCAAACCTTGTAGACTGGGTCACTTACGACAGTAGTCAGACAGTTGCGTTTGACGGTATTACAAGTACACCACAAAAAGTACAAAGACTTACATGGCAAGTTCCTGCAACCATAACCCCAGCCATGATAACACTGAATACTTCCACACAATCTTATAACATTGGTGCGGTGGCAGGTGCATATACTTTTTCTGGTATTGCTTCTGGAGATAATCCAGAACTTGGGCCTCTGTACAGAGGTAATACATATAATTTTATTTTAGACTCTACCACAAATGGACACCCATTCTATCTTACAACTGATAGCAATGGTGAATTTGCATCGACTACTTACGGTGGAGAATACACAAGTGGTGTCACCAATTCTAGAGGTGAAGGTAGTTCTGGTACAAACGCAACCGTGACATTTGTTGTTCCTGCAGATGCACCAGACACATTAGATTATCAGTGTGGTAATCACCAAGCAATGAATGGTACACTTACAATAAAAGATTTAAAAGTTGACTCCAGTGGTGATGGAGAAACTTACATATATTTTCAACATGCACAAGAACAACACAAGACTCGTATAAGATTAAAAGAGTCACCAAAAATTGTTGGTCAAATGTGTTTAGCATGGAATCCAACAAAAGGCAAGTATGAACCTCAAGACTTGGGTCATTACATGGATAAGACACCATCTTTTGTTACTAGAGTAAGAGAAGAGATTGATGAGAGATCAATAGACTCGTCAGTTGCTCTAAGTTTAATTGATTCAAGTTATATAAACGCGAGAGTCAGTGGTGTAGATTCTGGTTCTGTCTCTGCGATTGTAGACTCAAACTATGTGAATGCAAGAGTTAGTGGAGTGGACTCTGGTTCTGTTTCTGCAATTGTAGACTCAAACTATGTAAGTTCCAGATTGTCATCAACAAATGTTTCTGAAGTAATTGATTCAGATTATATTAGTGCAAGAGCAAATATTTCTGCAGTAGTAGACTCGGATTATGTGACTGCAAGAGTTGGTAGTACAGAACAACACACAACTCTTACCCAGAACCTTACATTATATGTATTGAATGGAACTACAAGATGGTATGCACCAAGGGCACTTACAATACAAAGTATGAGTGCATATGTACAAACTGCTCCTGCAGGTGCTAGTTTGAATCTTAGAGTAAATAAGAATGGATCATCGATAGCAACACCTTCAATCGCTGCAGGTGCTACTAACGGATCTTTAACAGGATTAACAACAACAATGAATGCAGGTGATTATCTAACAGTTGATATCACTCAAGTAGGATCTACTGGAACAGAAGGTCAGAATTTAAGTTTGGTTATAGTATACAAATAGGAGAATACCAATGGCGTTAAGCGCAGAACATAAAACCGCATTGGCGATGCAGTATGGGTATGACAGTAGCGAGAATATCGTTCTGTACAGAATTGAAAACGCCACACCTGAAAAGGTAACAAATCGATTCACTAATACGAATTTAACCCATCCGAAGTCTTTTGGTACATGGTCAGGATCCATTTATACTGGTGTTGCAACATGGAAAGACTCGGCAGGAGAGGTGCAACTCTCCGAAGATTGCGTGGAGGTAACACAGTAATGTATTTTAAATTAACATTAAACAGCACAGCATTCGGTGGTGCAAATAACCTAAACTATGCGTCTTACAAAAGAAATGTATTTACGGATCTCATGAATGTCATTCTGGGTACAATCACCACCACAGCTGGTCTTGATTCGTATTATTTTAATCAAAGTACATCTATTATGACAGGTAGTAGACCAACTACTGGTATATATCACACGACTAATGCTTATAATAACGTAGGTTCGAGTGATGGAGCTAATGAATACTTTTTTCAGTTTTACAAGAGACATCACGGATATCTTCAAGACAATACAAATGCAGATATGCAAAGAGGTTGTCATATTTACACAGATGCTACTTATTGTATGTTTCCAAGAATGGGTACTGATTTTACAAATAGTAAAACAGGACTTAATAACAGATTTCCTAATTCCACAGGTGGTTGGTTGGATGCTTCTTCTACATATGATCCTGCAGTTAATTACAACAATCCACAATATTGGCATTCAATAGAAGGAATTGTTAACGATAAAATTTTTATGCTTAAACTAAACCGTAGTCAATACACTTCAAGTGCTGCAGACATGATTTTCATGATGGTTGATCAAGAGTATCAATCAAATTATGATAATTATACTAGAGCACAATTCCAATTTCACTGTCCTACAGTAGCAATTTATCACGCAGAATTTAATTTGGAACAAAATAATACATATGGTTCAACTTCAACTTCTGGTACACGAGCTGGAAATCTTTTTGGTAAAGTTCAAATGTATGGAAATAATTCTACTAATGGTTATAACCATAGTGACAGTTACAGTCAATCTAGGCAGATGGGACAATTTACTACCACTACTGCATATAATAATTATGGATCTGTTCTGCCACCTTCTTGGTGGGAATTGTACGGTAGATCCCCACTATCAAATGGTGATAAGGGATTTATAATGCAACCTTTATTGTTTTGTCCTCATATGGGTTTAACAAGAACAGGAGGTAATCATAAAGATTATAAGGAATGGTCGAGACTAATAGGTCTGTGGCGAACCGCCGATGATTCTTTCTATAGTGGTGAACGTGTACTTGACGGCGATAATAATGCATATAGAGCATTTAGAGCTTACAAAGTTGCAGGTATAAACACATCAAGTAATGGTTATACTTACGATTGGGGATATAGTAATGAACACTCTAGAAGTGCTGTGTATTTACTTCCAGAGGGCGGAACCTGATAAATGCCTACAAGAACAGGTTATACGGATTCAACATATTATTTGGATACTCCATGGAGTCAGGACGATAGTAATTATAATGATTATATCTATGGAGATTCAAATTATATTTTAATTAAAAATAATGGAGTAGTTGTATCCCTTTACAATGTTGGTGATTCTAATAACATTGCTTTTGAAAGTATGACTTTGACTGATTCGGGTAATCCAATAGATTCAGATTATTTTAAAAACTATACTCTTATAGATACACACATTTTAAACAGTCCGATTAATGAAGTTGCAGTGGCACAAAATACTGCGGATTCTGCAAACAATTTAGTAAGCACACTAAGGGTACAACTTGCCAATGCCGAAAGTGGTGGAAACCCTGCAATACAGACTTGGAGTTCATGATGGCAACAAAAGCAAGATTACTAGCATCTGCATTCGAAACTTTAGAAGGTGGAAACATAAGAGTTAAAGCAGAATTTGGAGACAGTTCTTCAAGTGGTGGTTTAGTAGAAATCACTTCTGATACTGCAACTCTTGCAGATTCCAATGAAGGAGTCATTGATACTTTTAATGGGTCAGTTATTCGTTCAGCATTTTATACGATAAGTGCAAACACTGCAGGAGATAGTGAACACCAAGCACAACAAATTTATGTGTCTCATGATGGAGACACCGCAACATTAACAACATATGGAACATTACTACATGGTGCAAGTACGATAGTCATGTATGATGCATCAATTGATTCGAGTGATGAGGTTTCAATCAAGGCAGATCCACAAATCAGTCAAGGTTTAAACTTTTCATTTAAAAGAATAGACACACCTAAACCAACATAAGGTGTATAAATAGATACAAAATAAGAGGTTCTCATGGCGAAAGCGGCATTCAGAGTAGAAGATGGAATTATACCAGGCCACACAGATAATGATCTAGGTCATTCTGCAGTACAGTTTAGACATAGTTATATTTCTGGAACTGCGACTGTTGGTGTGGATGTAAATGCAGGTAGAGATGTAAATGCTACTAGAGACGTAAACGTAACTGAAGATCTTGATGTTGATGGGAACACCTCTTTAAATAATTTAATTGCAACAGGTGGCACTATTGACCTTCCGAATTTTTCTGGAGGAGGCGGTGGTGGCGGTGGCGGCGTATCGCAAGCTGAAGTTATAGCAATTGCAGTGGCGTTAGGATAAAACATGGCGAAGAAACTTTTAGCAACCGATTACAGAATTAACTCCGATAGTGACAAGATCACTATTAAAGGGTTTTATCGTGCGGAACAAATTCAGTTAATCACAGATGTCACACCAGAAACTGGTGGCACAATTATGTACAACTTTGCGGATACGACAAAGGGACATAAGGGTGTAAATTTTGACACATTTACTGAAGAGACTACGATATTCTTAGAATTTGATATGGGTGCATACAGCATCGATTCAACATCACAGGTACAGATTATTGTAGATCATCCAGAAATGGAAATGGAAGTTTCAGACTCACTACTAGATCCTGTTCACAAGATCCGAGTGTCAACACCAGAAAACCTAATTGATACTGACTTTGAATATGGTCTTCAACCTACTAAGTGGGAAACACTAGAACTATCGAATAACGTTCCTTCATTCTTTGTTGCGGATGGTGACACTGCTTTATCGATTGTTGATACTATTACTTCAATCGTTGGTTCTGATGTTATTAAAGTTGCATGTACAGATGCACACAACTTAGTTGTGGGTACACCAATTGATGTTGCAGGTTTAGACTTTAGAACTGCAGAAGGTAAATTTCTAATCCTTGAAGCAGATTCAAACAATTTCTTTTATCGTGCAAACGCACCACAAACTGTTACTGGTGAAATTGGTTCTCTTTATTCTGCTATCACGCCTGGTTCTTTCTATGCAGGTTCTCAGATTCCTTATTCTCAAGACTCAGGTCTAGAGACAGATGAGTTAGACCCTTCCACGATTACAATTAACACTCCTGATGTTCATGGGTTTGTCGATGGATCACAGTTCTATCTTGTTAACACTATTGCGTCTAAATCATTAAAAGTTGAAGATAATAAAACTGCTCCAGACGGAGATCCTTTTATTGATAAACGAGATACATTTCAGAGATCACTTTCTTTAGATTTATCTAAGACAAAAACAAACGCAACACGAGGTAGATATAGTAGATATTTTACTTCATCTGATGTAGACGTTGGAGCAAATAGTATCTACTGGCCTAATCACAGTCTTAATACAAACTATTGTCTTCTTTACGTACCACCTGCAGGTGCAGTTGGAATTGGTGGATTAGATAGATTTGAAATATATTATGTTAGAAAACTTGATAATGATAACTTCCAACTTACTACTTCACAAAATGGTTCTGGTATTAGTTTTAGTAATGCAGGCGACACAACTATGGGTCAACACTCATTACACCTTATCTATGAATTAAGATATTCACAAAAGAGTTATAGAAACTCATACACATATCACTATACTTGGGGTAACTGGTACAATAGTGCTAATTATTCTGGTTATGATATGCGTCAATACTCACAGTCAGATCCAGCGACTGGACAAACTTTCTATGGACTAGGTTCTAAGAAAGAAGACGGTCTTATGATTATGACTCGTAACTATCAATATCCTGGCTATAGTGCAAGATGGTTAGATTATTATAGACCAGAGTATCAAAACTACTATAACGTCTATGGTAGTAATCATTATCAATTCCAAGATTTTCCAGAGTATGATAATACAGTACCTAGCAATCATCCATCACGTTGGAATCCAATCGAAGACTTTGGTAGATGGAGAAACTACTCATGGAATAGTTACACCTACACTTACAGTAGTGCTTATTTTAGATTTCAAACATACTATTATTCTGGTAGTTATAATTACTATTGGTCAAGTCGTAGAGTATTTGTATTCCCATTTATCTATGATGAAGAAGCAGATACCTTATTTGCCGAGAATCATGGATTAAGTGCAGGTGATGCTATAACATTTACAACAAAATCCGGCAATGCACCGACTGTGAACAGTGGTACATATATGGGTGACACTGTCAACAATAGTACATTGAGTGATGGAGATTACTCTGTTGATGTTGTTTCTCAAGATAGATTTAAACTCAGTGGTCAAAGACTTGCTACTGCTGTCGCAGACTCAAACGGTGGTTATGAAATAGTTGGTAATGTTGCGAACCCGAATGCAAACTCATTCTTTGTATCACAACATGGTTTGATTGATGGTAAATCTATGAGAGTTGGTAAAATTGGAAGTCCAACATTACCCACAGTTCCTACTGGTGCAGTATCACCCAAGTGGAAATTAAGTTCACAGGGGAATGCGCCATTTTTTGCAAATGTTGTTAATGATGCAGTTAGTGATCATATTCAAAACCACTCGGATTTTAGTGCACACAAAAACTTTATAACATCTAATCACAATGGTCAATCAAGTAGATTGACAGAGGGAGCTGGTACTAGTAATAACGGTTTAAGTTATATCAACCTACAGTACTCAAATTCAAATTACTTGCAAGTTGTAAAAGGCGGATCAAGTGTTTATAGTAACAGTAATTACAACTATTCGGATGTTTACTTAGGTAGGTTTGATCTTACTACACCTAAAAACATATTCGATACGGTTAGTGGTGCAAAAGGGTTCGGTATTTTTAGACTTGCGACTCCATGGCAACAGTACACATCAATTCCATACTATATGGATTTTACATTTGGTAGTGATGCGGCACATGGTGCACAAGATGGTCAATATAATTCTAATGCATACTGGAGACATTATAACTACACATATATGGGTCACAGATATAACTATGTTTATACTGATTACTACTCAAGTGATTACGATGGTAGTTTTACAGGGCCGACAACTGGTGATCTATGGCGATATTCTTTTGCTTACACCTATGTTGACTATAGTGACAGTTTTACTCAGGTATCATTAACACTTGGTAAAGCACAACCTAACGCCGGTTGGTCTGGATATAATGTAAATGGTAGTGGTTTGTATAATTATTCTTATCGATACAACTCACGTAGTTCTTATTCATACCTTGCAGACTTTAGTTATAAACAAGATGAAGTAAATATTAGACTGTTCTTTGCAGGAACATCTTCACTTAATATTCAGTCTTCAGATATTGTAAGACTTGTGGAAAGAATGATTACTGATTTAGATGCTTCGTTCATAAACCCAACATTCTCTCTAAATGATACTGTGACTGCAAACGTTATCAGTAATGATAGATTTAGTGTATCTAATAGTGGTGCATTGATTGACTTAACAGATAGTGGTGGGGGATTTGACTCTGCAAACTTTCTCAAATTTAGTATTGATGATGTTCAAGGTGCGGCTGATGGTTCATTCTCTGCAGAATCTGTTGGAGAAAGAATTATCAAACTAGATACTCCATTCTTAATCGAAGGTAACACTGAGGTTATAAAAGCAGATAGTGCTGACAGTGGTGTTATGCAAATTGTAGGTGGTCATAACTTCTTGTCTGGTACAAAGGTTGTGTACAGTACAACTGAAGATAGTTCACTAACTGGTCTTACAGATGGCGGTGAATTCTATGTAAGTGCTATTGACGATGTATATTTCTCATTACATAGTAATAGTTTAGATGCTGTCGCTGGAAATGATCCTATAGTTACAAGTACTGACTCTGCAAACTCTAATCATACAATTTCAACAACATCTATCGCAGGTAGAAGTTTGGCAAATGGTTCTGTTATTACTACAGAAAATTCTAAAAAAATAGTTGGTAACCAAACACTGTTTAAACGTTTCTTTAAAGCAGGTGATACAATCTTCATTAAGAACGATTCGTCAGATCCTGGCCGTTTGGATGAACACCAAATTGCGGTTATCTCAGATGATGAGAACATGGAACTTACAGAACCAGTTTCATTCAGTAAATCTGATGCACCACACTTTGTGAAAACAAACATCTATGCTAAACCAGATGGTTACTCAGTACACAGACCATTTGATGGTGGTGTAGAAATCGGTGCAGGTCTTGCTCCACTTTCACAGATTACCAGACAAACACGTAAGTACTTCCGTTATCAGTCAGGTAAAGGTATCCAGACATCACTTGCGATTAACTTTAACCCACCTGTAATTTTAGAAACAATTACTTCAAATGGAACAACTGTAAGATGTAGAACAAAATATCCTCACAGATTATCTGTTGGAATGCAGTTAACAATCACTGGTGCTTCAGATGGAGATTACAATGGTATACAAAGTGTTGCAAGTATAGTAGATGATTATAATTTTACATATACTGCATCAGCTGCACCTAACCAATCTATTCCTTCTGGTATAGTTCAATATGTTGTTAACGGTTACTCTGGGTCTGCTGTTAGATCAGGTATGTTTGACAATCAGAATGGTTTCTTCTTTGAATGGGATGGTACAGTTCTAAACTGTGTAAGACGTTCATCTACTACTCAGTTGTCTGGTACAGTTGCTGCAAACAAAAATAGTGGTCTTATAACTGGTACAAATACAAACTTCTCTGGACAGTTAGTAAAAAGTGATAAAGTTGTTATCCGTGGACAAACATATAAGATCGTTAAAATACAAAGTAGAACTGAAATGTTTGTTCAACCTCAGTACAGAGGTGTGTCTTCTGACGGTATTATTCTAACAAAAACTATTGATGTTAGAGTCCCTCAAGACGATTGGAATTTAGACAAGGCTGATGGAAGTGGTAAACAAGGTTTCCTTCTAGACACATCTAAAATCCAGATGGGATACATGGACTACTCATGGTACGGTGCAGGTAAAATTAGATTTGGATTTAAAGATCGTAAAGGTCACGTGAGATATGTGCACGAGTTTATTCACAACAACAGACTAGACGAAGCATATATGAGACCTGGTAACTTACCTGCTAAGTATGAAATTGAAAACGATGAGAATCCGACATACGCACCCTCACTATTCCACTGGGGTACTTCAATCATCATGGATGGTACATTCGATGACGATAATGCGTATCTATTTACTGCTCCTTCTAAGAACTTGACATTTACTAACGGTCAGTCAAATACTGCTAATACGAATAGTAATTCGTCTCTGTCTTACAGATATAATAGAGGTACGAGACAGTATGACTTCTATGTAAGATTACCATTTAGTTCAAGTGATGCATCTAAGTTCTCTACTGGTACAAAACTTTTTACTTCAGACAATAGTTTGAATGGTCAAGAGGTTGCTTATACAGACTATAGTGGATCTACAGTTAGGGTTCACATTTATATTTCTTCTGGTTATAGTTTTCCTTCTGCAGGTACGTATCCAGTGGTTAATAGTGGTACTACAGTCAACATTGGTTCATCTGGTTCTGGTGATGCAACTGTTAACCTTGGTACTGATATTGTTCCTCTGGTGTCTCTAAGACTTGCACCTTCGGTTGATAACAACTTGACAGGTGATCTTGGTGAACGTGATATTATTAACCGAATGCAGTTGAAGTTGGCAGAAGTTGGTATGATCTTGACACATGACTGTGAAGTAAAACTTATCTTGAACGGAGATATTAGTACAGTTGCTTGGGAAAATGTTAGATCCCCATCATTGTCACAGTTGATCAAACACGAGTCTGGAGATCAGATTACTGGTGGTAACGAAGTGTTCTCATTCCGATCCTCTGGTGGTCAGGATGGTTCATCTGCGACCTCAAACTTCTCACTAGGAGACTTGGTTGACATGGGTAACTCAATCTTAGGTGGTAACGGTATCTTCCCGAACGGGCCTGATATTCTAACGGTTGCGGTTCAAGTTGTTGATACCTCAAATATTACTGCTAACCAACCGTTCACTGCATCATCAAGGATTACATGGGGCGAATCACAGGCATAAGATATGACAAAAAGTATCAATCGAAGAATGGCAGAGTTAGTCACCGCCACTGGTGATATTGATAACTCTGCCCTCACAAATGTAACTTTGCTAGATTCTGCAGATGTTGTTAGTATTGGAAACAATACTTCGTCTGGTACTCAGGTGTTTGATACACTAGATAGTCTTCCTACTAGTAGTTTGAATGCAGGTCAACAAGCATTTGTAAATGCGAACCAAAGGTTATATATTTCAAACGGTACAGGTTGGTATAACTTAACTTTTGTTAACAAAACTCCTACATGGTTGACAGAACCAGATGCAACATATGATATTGCCGATTCTGCAACTCCTTTGATTGTTACTGCGAAAGCACAAGACTCTGACAACTCAAATATTTACTTACTGAACCAAAGTGTTGTAACCGACTCAGCGCAGTATATGGTCAACATATCTAATGATTCATCAGTGTTCACCTTTGCACCGAAGAGCGCAGACTCTATAGGTATAGAAGTTGCGGCAGGTAACCTAACTGATTCTAATGGTGACTTTGTTTATACATTTAAATGGTCGGATGGTATTAATTTTGTTTCAAAGGCAGTAACTATTGGATATAGTCCAGCTGGTGCTGCTGGGGGTATATACGGAACAAGAGGAATACTATTCAATGCTTCTTCAGGTTCTGGTAATAACTCAGACACAATAGAATATTTTGACATCTCAGGATCAACGGGTATCACTGCTATCGATTTTGGTAATTTGATTGAACAATCTGGAGATACGCCAGGTTCTGCTGTTACTAATGCAACTAGAGGTGTTTATCAGGTTTATACTGGCTCTGGTGTCGCTAGTAGACAGTTACAATATGTAACTATTTCTACACTTGGAAACGCTGCTTCTTTTGGCGAGTTTATCGTAAATTCCAGTTCAATGGCGGCGTGGCATAATGGAACATATGGTTATTTTGCTAGACAGGGTGGTTCTGGTGCTAATATTTTTGCTGTAATTACAGTTGATACTGAAGCTAATGCTACAGCGACTGGTTATACATTAGACCCTAATTTTCTTCATTATGGTGCAGCCTCAGCTGGTGATGACACTCGTATGCTTGTAGCAGGTGGAGAAACTAACGGTGGTTTAGCAAACATGATACAATATATAACAATGCCAATGGTTTCAAATGCAAGTGATTTCGGAACTTTATCTTTTGCGAGAAGAAATACAGAAGGAACAGGAGATGATACCTATTCAGTTTGGGGTGGAGGATGGACAACTGGTTCTATTTATAGTATGGATTATGTAACTACTCAAACAACCAGTAACTCATCATCTTTTGGCTCCTTATCGGCAGCTAGAAATGATGCCGGTGCAGTTACTGATGGATCTAGAGGATGTTGGATTGGTGGGTATAATAATTACTCAACCTCTCGCATGAGCACTATTGATTATGTGACAATATCAACGCCTGGTAACGCGGTATCATTTGGAAATATGACTGCTGGCGGCAACCATGTTCAAGGTGTATCTGGAAACGCTGCATAACGGAGTGTATAAATAGATAGACAATTTACATTAGGATATATTATGAGTGATATAGTAAAAAAAGAAACAAGTACAGAATTAAAAGCGACAGATCCAATAACGTTTGGTATTACTCCAGTATCTAAGAGTAAGATCAATCCACAGGCTGTTGCACTAGTAAACGAGTTTTTACCAGAACTTGATGAGAAGACAAAGTTCTTTGATAGGAACAACTCTCAGTCTACATTATCAATGATGTCATTGACCATGTTGAATGGTCATTCACCTTTAAGAATGTTGCGACAAGTTCTTGCAGAAACTGAGAAACGTAAGATGGCACTTGCAGAGGCGCAAGTAAGTCATGCGAAAGCATTAAAGAATATTGACAAGTTACAAGAAAAGGTATTCTTGGAACCAGACAACAAAATTGCACAGGCAAAACTACGTGCAGCGTTTGTTGGTATAGAAATGATGGAAAGTAAGATAAACGGTTCTTTTAAAGATATTGCAACATTAATTACTGCATATAATAATTTAAAAGAAAATTATAAAATTGAGGATTGGACAGAAGAAGAGTTCGAAGAGTCTGAGAAGAAACACCATGTAAGACGTTCATTCGAACTAATGTATCGTAATTTAATGGACGGTGGTCGTGCAAGTACGGCAACCATTGAATACATGCAACAGTATGGTGTCCATCCACAGGTGGGGTTTGTGGAAGTACAGGGGTACATATCAGTCGTAAACGAACTGATTTCAAAACAACAAATACCACATTCAAATCATCTTGAAGAGTTTTTAGATGCTATGGCAGATAAATACTATAAAGAATCGGATAAGACAACGCAACGTATTTTTGGGAAAGAGAATATCACTAACTCAGAAATCATGAGTCTGATGGATAAAAAAGATGGTGAATCTCAGCAATCTGAGACAGATTAAACAAGACCAACAAGGTACTGCAGGATTAGATTCTTCGGAGGTGTCTGCACTTTCGGGGAGTGGTGTGGAAGTATTCGATACAATTGATTCTTTACCCAGTATAGGTATTGGTGCAGGAGATAAAGCATTAGTTGAGAATGTAAATAGATTATACGTTTCTGACGGTAGTGGTTGGTATAATATAGATATTGCAACTGGATTTACTCCGCGTTGGGATTCTGGTGGAGAACCAGATGCAACATATTCTATTGTGGATTCTCAAACCCCATTAATAGTTACTGCAAGAGCAGTGGACTCGGATGGCACTACTCCAATAAATCAAAGTTTTGTATCTGACTCAGCTCAATACATGGCAACTATATCTAATGATTCTTCAGTATGGACATTCACTCCAAAAACAAAAGTTCAAATTGGAACTGCAGTCGCTGCAGGTAATCTGACAGATTCTAATGGAGATTTCATCTATACATTTAAATGGTCAGATGGCATAAACGTTTTATCAAAAGCGGTTACTATTTCATATAGAACAACAGCTAGTTTTGCTTATCGCGGTACGAGAGCATGGGGTACAGGTGGTACAAGGTATGATGAAATCGGTGGTACGTATGCTGGCCCAGTTGGTGGTGGATCAACTGATGTTCATTATTTTGATATAGTAACTAGAAGTAATAGTACTGAAGTTGAAGGAATACTTTCTTACTTACCTGACGTAAATAATGGATCTGCTGGTTTCATAGCAGCAAGTACCACTGGATCTAAAGCAATAACAATTGCTGGTGCACGTAGTACTACTTGGGTAGAGGATATTCATACATTTGATACAGTAACATTAGCTAACTCGACATCTTTTGGCACTTGTGGAACTGATTTACATGGTACGCAAGGAATTGGCACGTGTAATGATGGATTTAGAACAGTTGCACATGCTAGTCGCAATCATGGTGCTAGTACTAATTTATACAATAAATTACACTATATAACTAATGCTCAAGAAGGTAATTCTACAGAATTTGGTGAATTAACATATTCACCAGACAAAGCAGCATTAACTAATGATGCAACAAGAGGTATAATTTGTGGCGGTAATGCTGGAACATATGGATTTAACACAGTTAATTACATAACTATTCAAACAGTTGGTAATGCCACATCTCAAGGATCGCTTGATCAAAGTGGTGGTTATAGATTACACGCTGTTACAGGTGATGATACATATGCAGTAATTGCAGGTGGAAGAATTGGTATGCCAGGCGGAACTACGGCTAATCTTCATTGGAAAGGGATGAAGTATTTAAATATTCAATCTTTGGCAGATGCCCAGACTTTTGGTAACGTGAACAAAGGTAGAAACAAACATGCTGCCACAAGTGATGGAACAACTGGCGTTGTATGGGGTGGTAATATGTTAACGGCTGATAACGGAGGGTCAACTGGTTCATACTCACTCTATGCTGAATATTTTACTATACAGACACCAGGCAATGCTACAGACTTTGGTTTTCTATTAAATCATGGCGGAGATTATCCAGCCTTTGGATCAGGTGCGGCGGCATAAATAACTTTACATTATACAAATATTGTGATATAATAACTTTATGATTGACTTGAAACAGATACATGAAATGTGGTCTAAGGACTGCGAAATAAATCAGATACGACTTGATGAATCATCACGTGTGACTCCTATGTTACATGCTAAGTATCTGGAACTTCTATCCCAAACAAAACTCATGTTGAAACGTGCAGAGTTTGCACAGAAGTCTTTGTTGAAAGACAAGTGGTTATATTACAATGGAAAGATGTCTCAAGAAGAGTTGGAAGAGAAAGGTTGGGAACCAGATCCTTTTAACGGTCTAAAGATACTCAAAGGTGAAATGGAACACTACTATAATTCAGATCCAGAGATACAGAAGTCTGAAGAGAAGATAGAGTATTACAAGACTGTGATTGAGACGTTAAGTGAGATTATAAATAATCTTAACTGGCGACATCAAACAATAGGTAATATAATTAAGTGGAAGCAATTCGAGTCAGGAAACTAAACCATTCCGATTTACAAATTGAATGTGACAATGGTACGGCGCAAGAACTAAACGAATACTTTTCGTTCTATGTGCCTGGCTATAAGTTCATGCCTGCATTCCGCAATAAGTTGTGGGATGGTAAGATACGACTCTTTACAC